CCCTGCTCCTTGATCGTGTCGATATCATCCTGCTCCACCGCTGCCACAGCAGAGAACAGAATGCGCGGCACCGGGCTCTTGGTGTCGAACGACATCTTCGTTACTACCCGCCCCGCGCTGATCGAGTTGGCTGCGAGGAACTGGACATACGGGCGGAAGGGATACTTGCCGTTCTCCGACTCGCCAAAACAACTCTTAGCCGGAATCACCAGCTGCATCACGTCGCCGCTAGGATCGGTCGGCAGGACCACCGCCGTGCGCCACTGCAGACGGCACGCCGTGCCCATACCACCTTGTCCCGAACCTTTGACGCTCTGCGGGCAGCGGTCGCAGGAGGGTGCTTGCGGCTTCTTGACCTCCGGATCAGGGGTCTTGCTGTTTGTGCTCCAGCAGGCGGGAGAGATCTTGCCGCCTTCCTGATAGCCCTGTGAGTAGTAGGTGCGCGAAGGGTCGTGTGCCATGCGGACGAAGATCACGTTCATACTACGGTCTTCGATAGCCGCGACTTCCTTGCCGCCCACAATCTTGCGGAACACGCCACCCTTGATAGAGATGCGCTTGCTGTTACCGCCACCACCGCCAGCGACCGCGCGGGTATCTTCATCAACACCGCCGCCGATTTCAGCCAGACGGTTTTTAATCGAGAGAATCAGGTCATTACTCATTTCCACTGCTCCTTGGTTTAGCTTGCCTTACGAACACTGATGCCATACTCGCGCATGACATTCACACCGGGCGGCAGCCCGTCGCCTTCGTGGTCGGCGAGGAATTGCTTGAAGTTGCCTTGGTGAATTCTGCGCTCCAATAACTCGACTGCGTTGTGCTCCAGAACGAACTTCCTGAAGTTGTCCCAGTCGTTACAGAAGAACCGTTCGTTCACCTTGCGAATAACCGTACCATACTGAGTCTTGATACTGTTGGCGTTCACGTCGTTGCAGACTTCCAGCATCATCGCCTCGATCTGCGCAAGATCGCCCTTCAACTCTGAGTCTGCTACTTCGTACTCCCGCAATAAGCGTTCCCGCTCACCACGGACATTCAGATACGCCTCGACCAACTGCTCTACGTTTACACTCATAGTTTGTCTTCCTCTAACTCCTGCTTGTACAGGTCTACCAACTTCATGTGACTGTCTATCTTGCCTTGCAGCATGGAGTACACCCGCCGCTCAGCTTCACTGCCCTGCAGATGCACTACTGTCATCTTGTGGGACTGCCCTACTCGGTCAATTCGCGCTACGCACTGCATGTACGTCTCGACTGAAACTACTGGACTCCAAAACACTATCGTATCTGCTGCCGTCAGAGTCACACCGTGAGATGCGGACTGAGGCTGAACTATCAAAACTCTTGGGGTGTCCTGCGTCTGGAACTGCCGAATGATCTCGGCGCGTTTACCTGCACTGACGTCCCCCCTGATGATCGCCGTACTGTACCCCTCCTTGTTGAGGTACTCTGAAACTATGTCGATAGTATGCACATAGGGTACGAATACTACAACTTTACGAATCGTTTCTTCAAGCACTTCTTTCAGCGCGTTCAGTCGCGGCGAGATGTCGAACTCCAGCACGTTGTGCTCGTCCGTGTAGACCGCACCCCCAGACAACTGCAGTAGCTTGTTCATAGCCACCGCTGCATTTACTGCACTTATCTGTTCGCCCGCTGCTTCGATCTGCAGCTGGTTCTTCAGCGTCTTGTAGTACCTTGCTACCTGATCGCTGAGCGGCACCATGCGGGTCTGGTACGTCACCGGAGGCAGGTCTAGGCACTCCGCTTTCGTGAACCGGATCGCAGGTTGCAGGGCAGAGAACACGTCTGACTTGGCGGACGGCTTTGGCTCCCACCGGAAGCGCGAGTACTGCACCATCACCTTGTCCCGCCACGCCGTGTAGAACTTTGGCACACGATACGGGGACACGAACTTAGCCAGCCCGTACGCATCCAACGGGCTCTGACTGGCTGGCGTGCCGGTCATCATCCACATCCATGTGGTAGGCATCAGTAATCTGGCCAGCGTCTTCCATCTTTTTGTCGTAGGCGTTTTATAGGCGTTAGCTTCATCGACGATGATGAGATCGAACTCCGCTTTCTCGATAGCCTCGCGAACCGTGGCTACGCCGTCGAAGTTGATGACGACAAACTCATACTCACCGTTGATGATCTTCTCGCGTCGATCCTTGGTGCCGTAGGCGACAGCCGCCGAGCGGTGCATCGCCGTCTTGAAGATATCCGCTTGCCAAGCCGAGTACATGATCGACAGTGGGCAGATGATCAGCGCGCGACGGATGACGCCCTGCGACATCAGGTAATCAGCCGCCCAAATCGCCGCGCTAGTCTTACCCGTGCCTGCCTCGTTGAAGCAGAACGCACGCTTGCGCAGGCTCAGAAAACTCGCTGTACTCTTCTGGTGGTCGAATGGCTTGTAGATCCCGGGCCAGCTGTAGTCACGCAGCATGGGGGAGGGCGGGTCGGCAACAGGGACGTCCGGTTTAAGGAAGTCTAGGATCGTGGACAGGGTTTCTGTCTCCTCCTGCCCCCAGTAAATCAGCACGTCCTTGCTGTTCCGACTCTCTGCTAGGCACTCTGCCTTTTCTATGTATCTCAAAACATTCTGCGCAGTAGCACTGGGCAGCGTCATCTGCAGCGCTGCATCGTTTACGACTTTCATAACTGAATTTACTCACTTGGGTTCTACTTCATAGCGCCGTTGGACTTGCGCTTGAAGGATCGGTTCTTACTAGGCGGCTCCAGCCGCACACCATCCTTGTTCGAGCCGCCTTTGCTCAGCGCCTTGACGTGCGCGACATCCTTACCGGTCCTGTCCACGCCTTCCTTGTCCAGCTTGCGCCGAGCCCGCTGCCGCTCCATGCGGTTCTCGTGCTCACCCCTCTCCAGCTGCTGCTGATACTCCTTCTTGTACGGGCGCTTCTTCTTCACGTACGGCATCTTCGGGCTCCTCCGGGAATTCGGTCTTGAGGTCACACAGGTAGACAAAAATTATGCCGTCATGCCCCGCCATGTTGACGGAGAACGACGCTACCTCACCACTCAGAACTAAGTCTCTCACTTTGTCCAGCGCCACGAGAGCGTCGCGCATGTTTTTACTGATCATCGTCTACTCCTGTGATACTCACATACTGTTACCGGACACCAGCCGCAAAGCGGTGTCGGGTTGGGCGGCCAATGGCCGTTTTCTTGGGAATAACGCAGCCGGTCCAGATCCGGCATGAACGTCTGCCACATCTTCTCCGAGTCGTCTCGGTGATACTCTTCATTGATGAAAGAGTTATGCGCTACAAACAACAGCCCTGCCTTTGCTGACTGCAACTCCGGCAGATGGGCGAATGCCATAAGCGACATCAGTTTCAACTGCTTGGTATCCGGGTACTTCGCGCTGCCAGTCTTGTAGTCCACGATGTAGGCGGTATCGCCTTGCACCACCATGAAGTCCACGATCCCTCTCACCCAGTAATCTTTACTGTTGAAATCGCATGGCTCACGGTCTTGGTTGAGCGCCATCTTGTATTCCAGATAGCGCGTCCCGTCGATGGCTAGCAGTGAGTCCGCCATGGGCTTGAACCGCTGATAAAAGAACGGCAGCTCAGTCCCATCCCGCGCGTAGTCCTCCAGCGCCTTGTGTACGTCCGTGCCGTACTGCATCTGCTGCGTCACCGCCTTGGTGTAGTTCTGGAGAACCTTCACCTCGTTGTACTGACGCGGGCAGTTGACGTAATCCTTCAAGCCGCTGAACGACCACTTGATACCCATCACTCGATATCCTGTTCCTCTTTCCGATTTATATAGTCTACCAATTCCCGATGGAGTTCGTTGATCTTGTCTAGGCTATATTTCATGTTCCTCAGACTGATCCGTGCGCTCCTGCGTCCGCTCACAAACCGCAGATCCTGCTTGATCAGCGAGTTCGTCTCGCTGTACAGATCGAACACAGCCATACGCAAGACCACGGAGTCAGCTCTAGCCTCATTCAAATCATCACCCATCTGTACAACCCCCATCCCAGAATCGTAGCGCCCAGCACCATCCATCCGAATATGATGTAGAGGACCATCTCCTCATACTTGGCGCGCTTTCGTTCGTAATATTCCTTATCGTCTAGCTTCACCATGACCCCCTTTTGAACCACTCAGTCGCGTCTTGTTCAGTGTCGAAAATCTCACCCTGCTGTCGGTACATGTCTTCGCACGACCCACACACAACCCGATGCGACACCGCCTTCTCGCCTCGGTTATCGAAGGCTTTAGTCATGACGGGGTACGCTCGGTCCAGCGAGTCTACCTTATGCCCGCAGGTCAGGATGATGTTCATCCCGTCTCTCCAATCTGCCCATCTACGATCTGCTCAATGGTCTCCACAACTCTAATCTGCTCATTTATAATCTGCTCAAGGATTTCTGCAACACACGCCTTGCGCTCTTGCTTGGCAACCGCTCTGGCAAACAGCTCGATATCAGACAGATATGCGTACTTAGATATCTGATAGCCGCCGTCTACTTTCTGCAGTAACCCTGCCTCAAGCGCTAGTTCGATTAACTTTTGTCTGTCCATTGACGCGCCTTTGATGAAGTAATCTGTATAGGCTGAGAGAACGATTCGCACATATCTAAGACAGTCCTGATACTTTCATCTGATCTAACAGGATCAAGACTAGTCTCGCCGTGGCGCTGTCGAATCATTCTAATGATTCGATAAGCAAAACTAATTTGTGCGTGAAATTGTTTTCCCTCTGGATATCTCCCTGCTTGTTCTTCTAATACTTTTACACACGCCTCACGTTCTGCGGCAGCAACTAACTGGCAGATGGTCCGTAAAAGATCCCGCTCTATTACTTTCATTCCCCGCGACCTCTGAATCGGATCGTGAATGAACGCGGCTTGCCTTTCGTGAACTTGCGACTGATTTCATTGGAGTAAGCAGATTCTTCCAGCTCCACCGATGTCGCCGTCATGGCAAAGAACCACGTACCAGACAGTCCGCTGATCGTATGCTCTCGGGCATCCGGCGTGATCGTCACTTGCTGCGTGTAATTGCCCGGCTCCTGTCCGTAATACAATGTGTACGACAGGATCTCGGTCGCAGGATCAAGTGCCATGCCATCCACATAGAATTCAGGCGGCGTCCACTCAAGGATCTCCGTCGCCGCATAAGCGGCTGAAGATAACACCATCAAACCCAACGCTATAACTTTTTTCATTCCTGTTCTCCTCGTGCGCGGATGGCGAGCGCGTTACCGGCTAGAACGTCACGCATTGCGGAGTTTGTACCGCAGACTTCTGCGTTGCGATCTAGGATTGATGCACACGCCTCCCGCTCCGCTGCGGCAACAAGGGCGGCGAATCTTCTGCACCACACATCAAACGGCGTCCTTACAATCGGGCCAGCCTCTTCCACCATCTCGATAATTTCTTCTCTGGTCATTCCACATGCCTCCATGATTGTCGAGTCACAACAGACTCGATTGCTCTTTTACTCACGTCAAATTTCCGCGCCAACACTCTGTAACTCAACTCAGGATGAAGCTGGCGGATCAGGCGCACGTCGTCGGCGGTGAGGCGTGCGCGTCCATTCAGGCTTCCAAAGCAAGCCATTGCCTAGTCCACCGATATCCGTTGATCCCCTGTGCTTTGCTTAGACGTTTTTTAGCCCACAGTTCCATCAGCCAGCCTTCAGGCGACCGATCCCTAGCGGGCGGGTTTTCCACTTTCGCCTTCTCGATCCGTTCAACGAACCGGATCTTTTTCGCGGCATCTTTGAGCCCACGTCGCTTGATCCAGTTCAGAACCGTATGCCGAGTAACTCCGAACTCCGCCGCAATCTCGGCGGTGTCCATGGTCTCCAACATGCTCAGGAACTTCTCATCGCCCGGATACTTCTTGTTGGCTGGCACAAACTTTTTAGTGCCCTTGTTCCGCTTCGATGCCATGGCAACTTCCCAACTAATCGGGATCTTGCTGTCTTCCTTTCCTTCCACGTACCTCATCTCAGCACCTGCCGTATGACTCAGAAAACTTCAGTTCACATGCGACCGGCAATCCTTTCGCCCATGCCGGTGGCGTAGACATACACAACTCCACGTACTCTTTAGCGGCACTCAGCTCCGTCTCAGGCACCACCAGAACCGCCGCGTCATGTACGGTCAGCGCTACGCGATACTGCTTGGAGATCCACCGCATCTGCTCACCGACGATGATCCGAGCCAACGCCTGCACGACGTTCTCCACCATCGTACCGCCCCAGATATTCACCGGGCCTTTGCGGGAGGAATAGACGTGCCCACGACCATCAGCGCGGAGATCCTTGTATCGGATATACATGCCATTCGGCAGTTTCAAACCCTCATCACAGACGATCACGCACTTATGCTTGCCGAGGTAATACGGTTTACCTACGCCTGCGCAGAGGTCGCGCAGCGTCTGATCACACTCTCTCCACAAGTCCACGATGCGGTAGTTGCTATCCCTGTAGAGCCTGACAATGCGCTCAGACTCTTCTAGCTCGATGTCCGCACCGGGCGGTTGCGTTGCCAACGTATGCCGCAGCTTGGCTGCTCCGGTGCCGTACCCGAGACCGAGAACGCATGTCTTGCCCACGAAGCGCTCAGTCGGGAACTCCTTGCTCACCTCAAAGCCATAAACTTTAGAAGCGAAGATGGAGTACACGTCCTCCCCTCGTGCGAACTGATCCACCACGTCGTCCTGTCCAGACAGCCATGCCAGCACGCGCGCTTCAATCTGCGAAGAGTCGCAGTTGATCACCACGCTGCCGAGCGGTGCGATGATCGCGTTCTTCAGTGCCTTCTTTGCCTTGTCTCTCGACGGCAGGTTCTGAAGATTCACCGCGTCCATCCCAGACCAGCGCCCTGTGTGTGCGCCGTAGTACTTGAGTGGGACGGGGAGGCTGCCTTTATTGCGCTTGCCGACGTTGATGAATCTTTCTACCCGACTCTCTTCGAGAGTGCTCTTAGTTCCCAGACGCACCGCGCACAGTTGCCGGATAAACGGATCTTCATGCTCCTGTAAGGCAATGAACTCCTCATCAGTCTTGGCGAATGCGTAGGTCTCCTTACCCGTGGTAGAACTGATCTTCATGGGCGGTTTTACGTGGAACGTCCGCAGTACTTCTGCGAACTTCGGGTTGCTCGCCAATATCTTCCTTACGCCTTCTTCATTCGTACCCAGCTCGTCAGTCAGTTGCGTCAGCAGGTCATGCTTCTCCTGCTGAATCGCCTCTAACCTGTCCACCATCAGCGCGTCGTCCAGTTGGAGCTGGGGCTCGGTGAACATGCGCAGCGTCATGTCTATAAGATCTAGCTCAGATTCAGGGAACCCTGCGGCCAGCTTGTGGAAAAGTTTGTATGTCAGCTCCACGTCGTTGATACAGTATTCCCCATACTTCGCCAGATCCTCCGGGCTGAAGTCCTCCAGCCGCTTGCCGAACGCATTCACCACCTCAGTGCCCTTCTCGCCGAGCGCATAGCGCTCAGCCAGCGCAGCGAGAGAGCCGCCTGCCTCCACTCCATGGACGGCACGTGCCATAGACAATGTGTCGAACAAGTACGCGGGCTTGATGCCATAGCGCCATGTCAGGATCGCTCCGTCGAACAGCGTGTTGTGGCACAGGACAGCCGACGACGCCCAGTCGATAGCCCGCAGCGCCTTGCCTGCATCCTCACCTGCGTGCCATGTAGTCACGCCATCATCGACCTTGATGCCCACGCCAATGACTTGGAACAGCGGGTCGTTGATGTACTCCTCGGTCGTCTGCTTCTTGAACCCAATGTGGCTTGAGTAGAATGTTTCAAAATCAACGGTCACTAGCGGCACGTTCAGCCTCCTTAATCTCCTCCGCCGCACGGCGGATTTGATTCACGGTATTCATCATCGCCCGCTGCATCCCGAACGCGCTCAGTTTCGCCCCGTCAGTCGGACAGATCCCGACGAGGCGGTTCCCCAGCTTCAGCTTGATATGCGCCGCGCCCATGGTCGCAGTCCACGGTAATCCCGTGGCGTCCATCGCTTCGCGTATGTCTTTATGTAAGCGGTTCCTAGCGTCCATCACTGCTGCTCATACGTATCTACTGCGCCGTACTGCGCGCCTTGCCACGCCGCCCACAACATGCGGGTGACACCATCTGCATAGCCACCGTCAGAACTTTTCTGCCAGTTGAAGAACAGCGAACAGAAAGACGGAAACGCCTTGCCCACGTGCTCCTCGTAGAATTGTTCCATGCGTTCTTGCTCTGTCACTTCGCAGCCTCCAGCGCCATGATCTCGCGAGACAGATACCACTGCGCCTTGCGCAGATCCTCCAGCTGCTTCCCCTTGTGGGGCGCGCGAGACACGTACTTCACGACGTTAGCCAGCCGGAAGTTGAGGTTCTTCGCCTCGATAAAGTCGATGGTCTCGATCCCACCTGCGGTGTAGTGCGGCGGATGGTTCACGGCTTCTGTTTGCTTGCCAACACTTTCTGTTTTCTTCGCAACACTTTGCGCGTCGAGTTTAGCGCGCAGTTTGACCACGGCGGGCGGCAGTTCGCCGTCGAGCGGGAGCGACAGTTGTTCCTCGGTAGACTCTGATGCCAGTTCTTTGCCCTTCATCGCGTACTTGATGCTGTACACATACTGATAGGTAGTTCCGAACTCGCGCGCAATCTCACTTGTAGTCATCTGCCCCGCGTTGATGGCAGCCACGATCTTCGCTCGCTTTGCATTGTTCTTACGCATGGTCTATCTCACCTAGTAAAGTTGTTACTGAATCAATGTTGTCTTCGTTGACTACTATTGCCCGACCACCCGCAGCGCGGATCTTCTGCAAGTTGCTCTCTTGCAGAGCCGTTGTTGTGTTGCGACCGGCTTTGCACTCTATACCAAAAAAATAACCTTTAAAACAACAAATGATGTCCGGCACACCGGATGCGCCATACCCGCCAGTGGCGGGCATGACATAGTAAACACCGTGCTGCTTTAGAATTTTTTTAACCTTGTCTTTGACCTTCGCCTCGGGCGTCATGGCGTTGGCTCCATCTCAATAGACCCGTCGAACATCATATATACGCGACCGCCAAGCTCTTGAGCCGTAAACCAATCAGTGTCAAAAGCAGCGCCCAGTCTTGGCTGCACCCTGTCTAGAACCGGAAGCAGCGGGTATATCAGATCCTTGTCCGGGGATATCAAACCAAAGTCCTCGTACGACCTAGACAAAATACTCGCACGGTGGGACCACACTCGCTCGTCTGGCTCAGCCCGATTGATTTGCAGGAACGTCAACTGATCCACGATCTCCGCACGCCACTGCTCAGGCATGTCCGCCAGCTTCCGGTAGTAC